TAATGTCAAATATACAATCTATAAAGACTTATGTCGTTTACATGAGTAACGATGCATTCTCAGTAGAAATGACTAAAGACACTATTAAATCTCTTGAGAAGTTTAATATAGAATATGAAATGTTCGACGGGGTAGTTGGCAGAAATGGTGTTAATGTTTTAGAGTCTTTTGGTGTTAAACCATCAGCTCACGTTGCTAAAGCACAGTGGACAGATGGCACTATTGGCTGTCTAGCTAGTCATTATCTTTTATGGGATAAGTGTGCTGATCAAGAAGAGCCTTTTTTAATTCTTGAGCAGGATGGCGTTTTAATTAGAGATCCAGGAGAAATTGCAGATCAGGTGGAGTTTGTATGTCACTTAGATGCATTTCTGCCATTTAATAATAACAATAAAAACCCTGACTATAATCATTTTGAAGAATATAATAAGTCAATGTCTGTTTATGTGCCTGGAGTTAGTAAGCACCCGGAAAACAAATTTTATGGAAGCAATAAAATAACAGGTGATGTTTTTAGAGGCACGTATGGTTATATCATAACGCCTAAAGGAGCTAAAGCTGTTATAAATTTTATTAGTAACCATGGTGCATTCCCGTCTGACCAGTCTTTATGCAAGCGCGCAATGCCCCTACAAAGAGCAAACAGTACATATGTTAGATTAAATCCGTTTTTTAAAAATCTAGAAATTCAAAAAGAATTTTCTTCTAGATGAATTTTATTAATCTGATAAGCAATGTACGGGCAAACGTTATATAAGGTAATTCAACCAGTTAAACTTACTACGATAGCTAGACTTAATAAGTCTAAATCATGGGAGTACGGCTATAATAAAGAACATGACCTTGTTGTTATTAGTAAGACTGGGCGTATTGGTGAAATATATGAAATACAAAACTTTCAGATTGCACTACCGCCAGCTCCTAAAAACATAGATAAAGGCGAAAACAAATGGACGCCTAAGGAGTATCCTAAGGCTCTTAAAAATATTAAGACTATATTTGACTGGAAGGAATACCCGGATGAGTTTAAGGACTCCTGGGGGCCCTATATTGACGACGAATTCACTCGGAGAGATGAAGGACATTGGTTTATGAATCAAAATGAGCCAACATATTTAACAGGTACACATTATATGTATCTACAGTGGAGCAAGATTGACGTAGGGCAACCTGATTTTCGAGAAGCTAACAGATTGTTCTTTATATTTTGGGAAGCCTGCAAAGCGGATAGACGATGCTACGGCATGTGTTATCTTAAAAACCGTCGTTCTGGGTTTTCTTTTATGGCATCCGGCGAGACGGTAAACATGGCGACAATATCTAGTGATGCCCGATTTGGTATCTTATCAAAGTCTGGTAGTGACGCGAAGAAAATGTTTACGGATAAAGTAGTGCCGATCTCGGTTAACTATCCTTTCTTTTTCAAACCTATACAAGACGGTATGGACCGTCCAAAAACAGAATTAGCATATAGAGTGCCAGCGTCAAAGCTAACAAGAAAGTCTATACAGGCTAACGACCAAAGAGAACAACTACAAGGGCTTGACACCACTATTGACTGGAAGAACACGGGAGATAACTCCTATGATGGGGAAAAGCTAAAGCTTTTAGTACATGACGAAAGCGGTAAATGGGAAAGACCCGACAATATATTAAATAACTGGCGAGTTACAAAAACAACGCTGCGATTAGGTTCTCGTATTATTGGAAAGTGTATGATGGGTTCAACCTCAAACGCTTTAGATAAAGGAGGAGAAAACTTTAAGAAGCTGTATGACGGCTCTGACGTAACAAAAAGAAATGCAAACGGGCAAACAAAGACAGGCTTATACTCTTTGTTTATACCAATGGAATGGAACTACGAGGGGTTTATTGACGAGCACGGGCAACCAGTGTTCACTACTCCTGAAACACTTATTAAAGGACCGCTTGGCGATATAATAGAGGTGGGTGTTGTGGAGCATTGGGAAAACGAAGCAGCCGGTTTAAAAGGCGACCCTGACGCACTGAATGAATTCTACCGTCAATTTCCACGCACAGAAGAGCACGCTTTCCGTGATGAAGCTAAAAATAGTATATTTAACTTAGTTAAAATACATCAGCAAATAGATTACAACGGGGATTTATTGCATTCTAACCTTGTAACAAAAGGCAGTTTCCAATGGAAAAACGGGGCTAAAGATTCTGAGGTAGTTTTTACGCCAAACCCCCACGGCCGCTTTAGAATAAGCTGGGTGCCAAAAAGAGAGCTGCAAAACAGACAAGTAATAAAAGGCGGAACAAAATTCCCAGGAAACGATCATATTGGAGCGTTTGGGTGTGATAGTTATGATATATCAGGAACCGTCGGAGGCAATGGCTCAAAAGGAGCTTTGCACGGGCTTACTACGTTTAGCATGGAAGATGCTCCGCCGCACACGTTTTTTTTAGAGTATGTAGCTAGGCCTCAAACCGCTG